TTAATCGTTTTAGATCAGCAATTAGTAAAGGCGAGGGACTAGCACGTAATACTCGTTTTCTAGTTAATCTAGGATTACCTAAAGGGAAATTGCTGGGAGAATTATTAGCTGCAACATCAGCAAACGCAAGAGAGGGAGTTCTTTTACCACCAGAAGAAGATCCAGTTGATACTGAACAAGGTTTTGATACTGGAGTTATATTATCAGAGGATAGAAAAATGAGTCCAGACGCAGCTTTGATGTGTACTGATATCACTATGCCTAGTAGAATATTTAATACTAGTCCTTATCGTCATTCAGGTGCTCCCTATAAATATCCAACAAGTGTTCAATACGGTGATATAACTGCAACATTTATTGGTGATAAGTTTTTACGTCTTCGTAGATTTTTTGAAATATGGCAATCAACAATGTATAACAATCAAACAGGTTTGTTTAATTTTTACAAAGAATACGTTGGTGATATAGACATATTCCAACTTAGTCAATTTGAAGACATGAATGATAGAGACGCTGCAACATATGGAGTAAGATTGCGTGAAGCATTTCCTGCAACAATAGGAGAAATACAATATAGTAGTGGAGCGACTAATCAATACGTTGGAATACAAGTTACATTTGCATTTAGAGATTGGTTAAATTTCAATCTTGATGTTGATAGCACAGGAAAAGTTGGTGGTCTATCATCAGGAACTGTAAAACCAGCAGGTGGATTTTTATCAAATCTTCCACCAGAATTAAGAAGGGTAGGACGTGGAATAACACAACAATTAAAACGTTCTATTCCAATTGGAAAAGTATTTGGTGGGAAGGTGTTCCCTCCTCTTACATTTTAAATTATAATAAGGAGATAAATTATGGCTTTGCCTAAATTAAATACACAAACATTTGAGTTGAATGTCCCTAGTACGGACGAAAAAATTAAGTACAGACCTTTTCTTGTAAAAGAGGAGAAAATACTATTACAAGCCCAAGAGGGTGAAACCACAGAAATGCTAGACGCAATAATTCAAATTATTGATAATTGTACGTTTGGTAAAATAAATGTAGCAAAATTACCTGCTTTTGATATAGAGTATATCTTTTTAAGAGTACGAGCTAAATCAGTAGGAGAAAAAGTTAGTCTAAATGTTTTGGCACCAGATGATAATAAAACATCAGTACCAGTAGAAGTTGATCTAACTAAAATAGAAGTTGAGGTTGATGAAGAGCATAATAATTCAATTGATATTAATGATGACATAAAAGTAGTTATGAGTTATCCTACTATTAAAACTTTTTCAGCATTAACACAAGATATTAGTAAAATAAAAGCGTCAGATATGATAAGAATGACTGCAAAATGTGTTCATCAAATAATTAATGGTGTTGAAACTTTTGAAGCAGCTGACTTATCAGAAGATGAAATTACTGAGTTTTTAGAAAACTTAACACAAGATCAATACAGAAGATTACAAAAGTTTTTTACAACAATGCCAAGATTAAAAAAAGTTGTAAATGTTACAAATCCAAAAACTAAAAAGAAAGGAAAAGTTACATTAGAAGGAATACAAAGTTTTTTTTAATATGCCTCTCACATATTAATTTAGAAACTTATTATGATTTAAATTTTAAGATGATACAGTTGCACCATTGGTCGTTAACTGAAATTGAAAATATGATACCATATGAGCGTGAAGTTTATCTTACTTTATTGCAACAACATATAAAGGAAGAAAATTCAAAAATGAGAGAGGCACAAAGTAAAAGGAGATAAAATGGCTGAAGAAGAAGTAAAGGTATCAAACTATCACCCAGCAGATTCTAATGGTGATGGTAAAGTGTCTGATAAAGAACACGAAATGTACATGGAGTTTAAGCGTAAAGAATTAGAAGACGCTGACGCTATGAGAGACGCACAAAGAACTATGGCATGGTATTCGTTATATGGTATGTTATTATACCCTATTGCAATAGTTGGTGCTACAATTGCAGGACTAGATCAAGGTGCAAAAATACTAGGTGATATGGCAGGTGTATATTTCATCGCTGTTGCAGGTATTGTTGCAGCTTTCTTTGGAGCACAAGCAATAGGCAAAAAGAAATAATAAAAAATGGTTGATAGAAACGACAATAATAAACAAATGAATGAGGCATTTGCTCAGCTTTTAGCAGGCCAAAGGGAGAGTAATAAAAAACAAGAGAGAATGATTGATCTCTTGTCTAATATTGCAGGCCAAACTAAAACTACAAGATCAGATATAGAGGCGGACGCAGAGCCTGAAACTTCGTTAATGAATAAATTGTTCTTTGCTGAACAAGCTGTAAATTATAAAGTTGGTTTATACTCAATTGACAACTATCAAAAAATAACAAATAAATTATTTGAAAAATTAATTAAATCACAAGAAGGAACAACGGCGTCTATCCTTGAAAACTTAACCAGTTCTGTAATGGACTTGGTCCAACTTCAAAGAAGAACAATAGAAGTAAATGAAATTCAAAATGATCTACTAGACGAAGGAAACAGTTTTCAAAACATAGCAAATATTCTATCTGAGGAGATGACAAATCTAATGTCCGCACAATTAGATATCTCTGAGGAAGAGATGGCCAGAATCAAAGAGAGAACGGATGAGGCCGAAAGAGATAGAGCACAATCAAAAACTGATAGATTTGCTCAAAGAACTGCGTTTCCAGAAGTAGTAAAACCAGCTGGCGGTAAAGGTGGTGGAATTGATCCAAAAATATTAGCTGGTGGAGCAGTTGGTGGTGCGTTACTTGCTGGAAAAGTTATGTCAATTGGAATTGGTATTGGTGCCGCTCTCGTAGGATTTGGTGTTGCTGCAGGTGGTGTTGGATATCTCATAAATGTTTTAGGAAAAGAAGGTCTTGGTAAAAACATAGCTGACAATGCGTCAGCGTTATTAGAACTTAATACAGATAATGTTGAGACAATTGCAGCCGCTGATGTTGCAGGCGCATTAGGCGTTCTTGGTGCTGGACTAGCAGCATTTGGTGTTGGTGGAACTGCAGCAAACATAAGTGAAATAGTAAATACATTTGGTCAAAAAATTGGCGGTAGAGATTTTGCAACAGCAGTAAAAGAGGATTTAGAAACTTTATTGTCTATAAATGCAGATAGTAATGATGTAGCAACACTTAAAGGTCTTGACATTGCAGGAGCAATGACTTCTATAGCACTTGGTCTTGTTCCACTTGCTGTTGGAGAATTTGTAAACAATCTAGGTAAATTATCCTCAACACTTTCACAAAAACTAGGTGGTAGACCTTTTGCAATGGGTATTAAAGAAGATATAGAAACTTTACTATCAATAAAAGTTCCTGAAGACGCTGGTTTCATGGGTACTGGTTTTGCAGGATTCATGACCGAGATGACAGTAGGTTTATTAGTGTTGTCTGTTGGAGAATTTGCTAGTGGAGTTTCTGGTCTTGTTTCTACACTAGACACAAAACTAGGTGATGGAAAACGATTTGCAGAAGGTATCAAATCAGATGTTGAAACTTTACTCTCTATCGGAGAAGATCATAAAGACGCTGGATTTATGGGTACTGGTTTTGCAGGATTAATGACTGAACTATCTACAGGTGTTACTCTCTTTGCGGCGTCAGAATTTTTATCAGGTGTTGCAGGTCTCGTTTCTACTTTTGACGCAAAAATGGGCGATGGTAAAAGATTTACAGAAGGTCTAGCAGATGAAGTTGAAACATTATTATCATTAAGTGGTACTGATAAAAGACAACAAGCAAGAGATTTTAGTGGTATCATGGGTAGTGTTGCATTTGGTTTAAGTAAAATTACAGCTATAGAATTAGTTGACGCAATAGTAGGTATAGGAGAAGGATTCATTAACTTCTTTACTGGTAATGAAAGTCCATTACAAGCAGTAGTTGAGTTAGCAAAAAATGCTGACGATTTAGAAAAGGGTTCAGACGCAATAGTTAAACTTGCTGATGCATTACAAAAAATTAGTGCTCTTAAATTTGATGGTTCTAAAATAAACATGAAAGAATTTGCTGAAGATTTAGTTGAAAGTGTTCCTGCAATTGAAGCTGCAATTATGGGAGGAGACATAGATGAATCCATATTCCCAACAGGTCATACTTATTTTAAAGGTCTTGCAAGTCCAGATATTGATTTTGCTACTGCAACAAGAAATATATTAATGTTGCGTGGTGCATTAAGTGATGAGATTGTAACAGCAAAAGAATTAGAATTAATGAATATGATGAATAATGGTCAATCACCTACTATTAATAATGTTGATGGTTCATCACAAGTTATTCAAAATAGTAGTACAGGTTTTGTTATTGGAGGTCAAGCAAAAAATAGTGATCTTGAAAAATACAAATTATCAACAAATTAGGGGGGTACAATCATACTACCCCCCCTATAAAAATTTGCTCAGCGTTGCGCTAAGCGATTGTTTTTTTCGTCACGCCGTCTGATATCTTGGCATTTTAGTCAAAGTTGTTAAATTTCTCGATTTTCGTACTCTTGTCTGTTTCTTTAATTGTTTCATTTTTTTCTCCCTTTGATAAGTTCGTAGCATTGTTGCTACTTGCCTTGATAACGTCATGCGTTCTCCTTTGGTTTATAAATCGTGATCAGTTCTTCTTTACCTTTCACTTTTATCTTATCTACTTCAATTGATTTAATATCAACCAATTGTTCTTTCGTATAAGATGAATACAAAGTAGGTGTAACTTTACCATTATCATCTTTGTAATTTCTAGTTGCAGCTTCTAATCTAGCAGCCAGATTTACAGCGTCACCTATAACAGAATAATCTAGTCGCATTTCACTTCCCATATTACCTACTATACATGTACCAGTATTGACACCTGAACCAATGTTAATATCTGGTAAACCTCTTTCCTTAAATTCTTTCTTAATCTTATCTGTTTCTATTGCACACTCAATACTTGTTTTGACAGCCATTTCTGCATGGTTCTCACAATCAAGTGGTGCGTTCCAAAATGCCATAATACAATCACCCATATACTTGTCTATTGTGCCACCGTTCTTCAATACTATTACACTCATACGGTTTAGATAGTCATTGATAACTTCAACAAGTCCTTCTGGATCGTCATTGTTCTTATAGTATTCAGATATTGGGGTAAACCCTACAATGTCCATAAACAAGAAAGACATTTCTTTTCTTTCTCCTCCTAGTTTCAGTTTACTAGGGTCTTTTACAAGTATTGCCACTTGTCGTGGATCTAGATACTTCTCAAATTGTTTTCTGATTTGTTGTTTTGCTTTAAATTCTAATATGAAACGTAAGAATGTAGCATGAAATCCAGTAACCCATAGTGTTAATAATATCCATGTAACATCTATTAA